TACACCAAGACGATTAAATGAAACGATAGACACCTTAAGCGTCCCAGCCTTCAATCCTTCAATTCTTGCGCTTGGTGATGTTACAACAGTCTCGACATAATTGCCATCATTAAGCCTTGAGGTAACCCTAAAGCTGGCCGCAAAGTCACGCTGCCCAGTCGCGCGTGGTGTTTCCCAGCTCAGCTCAAATGCTGTTCTAACATTCTGACCATCGACGTATAAATGCTCTGTTCCTTTTAGGTTGATTGGCGCTTGCGGCCTTACGACTTCTTCCTTGATGCCGCTAACAGCTGGCGGCTGCGTAGGGTCGCTGATGTCGCGTTCCTGCAATGCAAAGTTACTTTCAATGGCGGCATAGATGCTGGCGTTGTATTCCAATGCCGTCACGCCGTAGATGCCAGGTTCAGATTCAGTGACGCTGACCACACGAAACTGCTGCGTCTGCAGGCCGGTATCTTGGATCACCCAGATCGACTGCGCTGCTGGCGCCTGGCTGAAGGCTGCGCTAACGGTCACGACAGCACCCACCAAGCTGCTGATGCTGCGCGTCTCGACGAGGCCCGTGGGCAGCAGCACGCTGATGGTGGAGCTACTGCCGATGGTGATGCCAGCGGCATTGTCGAGCGTCACGGTAGTGGTGGTGGCAGCACTGATGCGCCCGCCGCGCCTGCTGCCGGCTCGCAGCGGGTCAGCGATGTCCACCACCATCCCAGGCCGCAGGATGATGCCTGAGTCGATCGAAACCGCAAACGTGCAGGTCTCGGTTAGGTTCTGCTCTGCCAGCAGCGCCCAGCGCCCCATACGATGCGCCTGCCCTTGGCTGTAGCATCCAACCGCTTTGATGTCTTTATTGATGATGCCGTACTTAGCAACTGCTGCAGCATCTTCAACGTATTCGTAGGTGACTTCGCCGAGTGTTTCGTAGGTTTGGTACGCAACGGTGGCGGTAGTATGCCGCGCCTTCTGCGAACTGCCGCTGTAGTTAAAGATGCCGTCGATTACATTAGCTGGCGTGAGCAGATATTGCGGATCTGCAGGCTTGTCCTGCAATACCACCATGCTGCCGGCGCCGTAGTATGTGATGCCACGAAACAGCGCCACAAACTCTTGGATGACGTTATAGACTTCATCCCTGCTGTTGAGCACTACGTTACAGCTAAAGCGCGGCTCAAGGCCGCCGCGGCCGTTGCTTACAAGCTCGTTGCAATACTGGCTGATTGCGTAGAAGTCAAACTTATCAAGCGTGCTGGCTGGTATGCCAATGCCGTAGCGTTCATTGGTGAGCAGATCCCATAGGCACCATGCCGGGTCATTACACCATGTAGCAGCGCCGAATGTGCCGTTCCACATGCCGGTGTAGGTGACGCGGCCTGGATATGTAGTGGCATCAACGATTGCATTAGCTGGTAGCTGCACCTTAATGCCATCTACCAGGTACTTACGCGCCGGGATGGATCTGAACTGCCGTGAATCAAACCGCAGCCCAACTAATGCGCTATTAGGGTAACGCAGCTTGTCATCAATGATCTCGGTGTAGCTGCTCCAGTAAGTGCGATTCTGACGCCTTGCACTTACTTCATCATCGCTATCGCGAATCACCCTGATGTCTACTGGAAAGGCACCGGTCAGCTCAATGGTGTAGTCACGTTGATAGCTGGCAGTTGTTTTGCCTCTGATCGTATCGGTGAAGACTGTAGTGAAACCACCGCCGTTGTACTGCACCTGACAGCTGATCTGTACGCTATGGCCGATGATGTCACCATCATCTTCGATGATCTGCAACGCCGGCAGGTTAATCGTAATGCGTACGCGATCGACATCACTGTTGTTGATGGTTCGCGTTGCTGATAGTGTCTTTGTGATCTCAACGCTTACTGCTTTTTCAGACTCAATGCCACCGGCAGGTATATGACCCTGTGATTGCGTACCGTTGCGTGTGACGATGGTGTAGCCGGTGAAGTTATCATCACCGGTGCTGCTTTGCACTGGTGTGCTGTCGAGGTACACGCCCTTTGCGCCGCCGACGATACCTTGGATCTCACCTTCGCTGATGAGATCCAGTACGGCGCCGTGTTGAACTGACTGCAGCGAATCATCCGCTTCCTGCGGTACGCGCTGCTCACCGCCGCCGCCTTTGCCGCCACCACCGCCGGATCCCTGGATCCGCGTCATCGCAGCTGCACCGCATCGAGGCCAGCGCTGATGACAGCACTACCGGCAAATGCCCGGCCGTAGATGATCGGCACCGGCAGGCCCTGCTGGCTGGTATTGACGATGCCGGAGAAGCTGAAGCTCTCCAGCCTGGCTGCTTCCTTGCCGCGTTCTAGTGGTGACATCGTGGGTTGCGGTGAGATCAGCTGCGCAACGCCGGTGAGGATCATGGTGGCGCCGAGGCTGAACAATGCACCGCCGATAGCCGTGAAGCCCGCTGCGGTCGCTGCGGTGGTCGCCGTGGCCGCCGTAGCCGCTGCCCACCCGAAGCCAGGGATGAAGGCCAGCAGCACCAGCCCGATCCCGGCTGCGATCTGCCCGAAGCCATCACCAGCGCCCACCACCACCGGTGCGATGCTGAACACCTCGCGCTCAGACCACGGCAGCACTGCTGCGCTCATATCATCATCGTGGATGCGTTCGCGGCCAACGGTGGCGCGAAATGCCATGCCATGCTGCTCGCTGTCGATCAGCCACTGCTGCAGCCCTGGGAAGTTGACGCACAGGCACTTGATCGCTTCTGCCGGTGTGGCAACATCCAGCTCAAAGCGGCACTGCCCACCGACGAACTTACGCAGCGCGCCGTAGAGCTTAACGACTTTCATGGCGTAGCACCATCGCTGTGCTCTTCACATAATAGCCACCGTAGACATCTCTACTGCTAAGCCGGTCTTGGATGTGATGCAGGATAAGCTGGTCGCCGATATAGACAGCAGCGTGATTCGGCAGCTTAGCGCCGAGTTGCATCAGGATGGCGTCGCCGTATTGCAACTCTTCCATCGGCACCTGATGGAAGCCTTGGCTTTTGTAGTTGTCGAGATACAGATTCTCACCACGCTCCCAGAACCGATCACTGCGGTTGAAGTCATCTAGCATCAGCCCCCATTCGCGGCGATACCAATCGCGCACCAATGCGTAGCAGTCCACTACACCAAATACAAACTGCCGGCCGACGTATGGCAGCTCAAGATCCTTCGGTGCGCAATAGCCCCACTGTTCAGTCTTCGGGTTGACGATCACCCACGGCAGGCCGGTTGCATTGCAGCTCAACTGGTCCGCTGCTGATGGCGCTGGTGGTGTTGTCGGATGGCTATGAACGATGGCGATGATCTCACCGTCATCTTCGGCGGCAGCATAGTCCTCAGGATGCAATGTGAAGTTTTCGCTAGGGGTAGCGGCGATGTTGCGGCATGGCCGGTAACGCTGGCGGCCTTTGGTGATATGCACAATGCCGCATGTTTCGCGCGGATCCTGCTGCTTAGCGTGCGCGATGATGGCTTCTCTTACGTTATCAGCCAGCTCGATCATTGCGTCAGCCCAGCACCAGGGAAGCTGCCAAACGGCAGCTCAGCTTCAGCGCCAAACCGCAACCTGCAATCGCTGATCCTTTTGCCGCATATATCACCACTGCCCGCTATTTCTGCCGCGTATGTAACACTCGCTTGCCATGTAGCTAATGCTGATGCACGCGATGCTAATGCGTTGGTGTAGTTTGTCTCGGCGGTAGTGTATGCAGATAATGCCGCGTTGTAGACGCTTTCAGCAGCCGTCACAGCGCTGGTATCAAACGTCCATTCTTCAATTCTGTAATAGTCAATGTATACGTTGCGCCCAGCCAAGCCTGTGGTTACAAAGTTTCCTCTCCTGTACTGATTACCAAGCTCGACAGTAGTGTCATTATTCCAAAGCACAAGATACAGGTCACCGGTCGATTGACGCACTGCTACATAGTAAAATGGGCTATACTGAGAGCTGCTAAGAGTCCACGTACCTTCAGCTACGTTAAGTGCATTTGTGGCATCATTGAGCGCTATCGTAGCAGCATCCAGCGCGGCTTTTGTTGATTCAACTGTTGCTTCAGCAGCGGCATAAGCAATCGCTTCAGCAGAGCTATCGGGCACAATAGGTTGCCCCACCACACTGGCGACCGGTGGGCCGGTGTAGCCACATTCAGCACCGCGATATTTCCACTGGCAGACATTAGCGATCACCTGACGGCGTGGGATCATCTGCCCGGCGAGATCCAGCTTGCTGGCTAGTTCAAACTCCACTACATCACGATTCTCGTTTGACTTGCGATCGACGTACCAGACCTCAGTTGGAAACCGCGCGTCAGGGTCTGCGCCCGGTTCGCCATCGAGGAACTTCTTCAGCGTCCGGATGCGCCGCACGATGGCGCCGCCGAGGTCGTTGCCTGCAGTGGTGGCATTGACCAGCAGCAGCAGCGCGGTCACGTCGCCCATCAGGTTCGCGACGCGGAGCGTTGGCCGTGGCAGGCTGCCGGTGCTGGTGTAGTCAAAGCCTGTAGCCTCCACCGGCAGCCGCACGTAGGTGTTACCGCCGTAGATGATGTCGCCGGTTACGTTTTCGTTGGTGCCGGCATGCCAGTAGTAAACGGTGCTGGCGCCATGCAACGTGGCATCCAGCTCCAGCTCAAACAGCTCGATGATGGCATTAGGCGCCAGGGTGCTGACATCCGCGTAGACGCTGCTGATCGCCGCCCATGTGACGCCGCCATCAGCGATGGTGCTGCCGATGTCAGTCGGCCACGATGGCTCTGTTGCATCGCTGGTGCCGGCAACCGTGCAGCGAAACACCAGGCCAGTGGCCTGAAGCGTAGTGGCGCGAACGACGTCACCGACGCTGTAGGCGGTGCTGGCGGCCCATGCTGCGTATGCCATCAGGGCTCAAATACCTGCCGGAAGGTGGCGGTGATGATGGCACGGCCGGTGTAGGGAATGGACTTGCTCCATTCCTCGCAGACCCACTCGGCAGCACTGGCCTCGGCTGGTGGCGTCCATGTGAACGAGTCGCCATCGTCCGCGCGTGCATCGAGAAACGTTTCGATGGTGTCAGCATCAGCCTCGGTGATGTTGTTCCACGTCAACGCCCACACCTTCGGGTTTTGATTCAGGCCATACCGCAGCCGCTGCTCGTAGCCATCACCGAACTGCACGCGGCGCATGACCGGTGCGCTGCGCTTCTCGGCGCCGTATGCAGGGATGATCGCAGGGAATGTCGCCATCAGCGTCGGGTAGCAGCCAGCAACCCACCAGGGCGTTGCTGTTTGATGATCTCAGCCTGTACTGCCACGCTAACCGCCCGGCCGAGCTGCGCGGCATCCGGCTCGTTGCCGGCCACGCTGGTGCCGGATGCATCGACGTTCACGACGACGTTGACACCACCGCCGAAGCTACCGGTTGGTGCGATGCCACCGGAGCGGCCTGGCATGAACAGCTCAGGGCCTTTCTCGCCGACGAGGTACGGCTTGCCGCCGGTGACGCTGCCGCCCATGGCGCGTTTACGCAGTGGCGGCAATGGCGCCGCTGGAGGGGGTGATGGTGCGTCTGGAACGGCCTTCGCCGGCCCGGCGGGCGACAGGAACGCCTTGATCGCATTGAT